TCATTTATCCTGCATTTCCCACCACCGTTGCCACCTGCGCAAACGGTCAGAGCTATCCAGCAGCAGCACCCCGTTGTGGCGTATGGCGGCCGGCGCAGTCTCGGGGTCGCAGCACACTGGCAGCGGCTCGCCGGGCGGAACGAGTAGGTCAGCGCTTGGCGCTATCAAAGCCGTTGGCGGCGTCGATGAGCTCGAGCAACCCGCTATCAGCAACGCAGCGATGCACAGCGGGGTCTTTGATCCGTTCACGGTAAATCACCTCTCTCTTGGTCACCTCTACGGCGACACCCTGCATGATGAGCGCTTGAGCTGTGGCCAAGCGCTGGTCGGAAGCACTCAACCTTCCGGCCAATGCCGCCATCTCCCCCCACGCCTCAACCGCTTGCTCGGCCGCATCTGCTCGCGCACTGGCAGCCCCGGAGTGATAACACCACGCACCATACGCAGCGAGCAGCGCTAGGACAGCGGAGAGCTTGACCCAGGCTGGGATAGTCACTGCGGGCTCCGTTGCGCTACCAGACGCGCACCCATGCTGACACCGGTTAGCGCCAGGCGGCCCAGCACGTACCACAGAGGATCGAATGGAAATTGCTGGTTCACGATAACGACTCCTGCAAGGATGATGTCGCACACCCCGGCAAACGCCATGAGCTGCATTGAGGTGAATTTGTGCGCGACGCGCCAGTTATCAATTAGCTGTAGCATTGTCCGGAGCCTCCAGTTTTTGTCCAAGTCGCGCAGCTGCCTGCTCGATGCTCACCGCCCCGGTGCAGATGTCGCGCTCCAGCTTGCGGCGCTCCCAAACCCCTCGACACTGGCTGCCTGCCGCGCTGCAATCCTGACCGGCGGCGTAGCGCCAGCGCGTGAATTGCTGGCATGCCTCGTCGTACCGGCCGGTCTGCAGGTGGCGCCACAGGGTGCTGCTGGTGCAATTGCCCACGCCGACGTTATAGCAGAAGTCCAGTGCGGCAAGATGCACGCGTTCCGGCAACTGTCGCGGCAACTTCTCGAACGGGGCGTTGTGGCGGAGCAACCCGGCAATCAACTGCGACCTGCACTGCTCAGGCGTGGCCGTGTCGCCCTTTTTGACGCCAAGGGTCTCGCCGTAGCACACAGTCCATACATTGCCGACGTCTTGATAGGAGACGTATTTCACCCCCTCGAAGCCCGCGCCTAGCGCAATCGCTCCGGCGAGCAACGCGCCGACCAGTTTGTTTTTGTTCATGGCTAACCCTTATTGCTGTTTTCGGTTTGATTACTGATCTGCGTTGCAACTTCTGCAACGGCGGCATCTTTGACGAGGGCGAACATGAACCAGAAGAGGGCAACAAGAATGGCACCATAAAGAACCTTCTTTCCGTGATCCCTTACGCCATTGGCGCTGACCTCCTCCTGGTACTTGCGATCCAACCACTCCAGCCTCTTTCGAACGTCTGCCTCTGTGGCTTGGCCGGTCATGCCGATATTGATCATCTTGCGATGGTCGGCCTGGATCTGCTCGATGGTCTGCTCCATCCTGTCCTGCCTGTTGGCAAGCCTGGCGGTACTGCGGGAGTTTTCATCGACTGCCTCGACCAACTTGGTCAAGGTGATGGTGTTCTGTGAAAGGGCTTCGGCCATCCTGCCAAGCTGGTAAGCTCCTTGCGGGTCATGGCTTGGCGGGGTCGGCGTCATCTCTCGTCCTCGTCGAGTTGTTATTGGGATTATCGCACAACGGCTTGACATTCTAAACCCAGCGGGGGTCAATTGGTGTTGAAGGTGCCAAAGATGCCGTGACGACATGGCGGGCAAGGCCAATAAAAAAAGCCCCTCAATCGAGGGGCTTTCACTTATCACAGGAGATAACACGCAATCAAAGAGCAATGGCACAGCAGCAGTATATCGAACAACAGCAGGATATTGCACAGCAACAGGAATGAGTCACATACAAATCACCTTGATGGGGCACGCTGGGAGGAACTATTACCGTTATGTAGCATAACCAATCCTATGTCACTGGGTTGTTTTTGTCAACGCCCGCCCTTGCTTTAATTCCCTTGTCTAAGATTCGCCGGACGAAACTCGCAATACTGGCCGCTGCGCCAGTCGATTGCGTAGCATTGCGGGACATGTGGATCCGGCAGGGCGTGGCGCACGCCTGGCTCATGGTGCGGCGAGCCCTGGTATAGCGACCCGCCAATGATGACGATGATTGCGCACCACGCCATTACCATCCACCACGGAGACCAGTTCGGCAGCGGGGCGTGGTAGCGGTGCATCATTTGTCCCTCAGCGAGAACCCGGCGGCCAGGATGGCGTCGGCCAATTTCCCATCCGTGTCGTAACGGTTCATTTCTTCAACGATTATGGAAAGAAGCACATCGCGCTCGGTGCGGACGGGGCGGAATCGGTGCAGTTCCGCTGTTTTCGACACGTAATTTTCGCCGGACTTGCCAACTTCAACAAAGCACAGGCCGAACTTGGCGTGCGCGGTTATCTCAACCTCAGCAGAGAGGCGATCTGATACCACATACAAGCACTCAACCCCCACCGGCGGCAGCTCCCCGCGCTCGAACCACCCGTTATCCTGCTTCATGTCATGTTGCTGCTTCATGTCCTGCTCCTGATTGCCTTCGACGCTGGTGAATGGCTTGAACTCTTCAGGCCGCTTTTCGAGAGTGTCGCGCCAGCTACCCAAGACAACCCCTTTGCACTGCGCTCTTATCTTGTCAGCAGTAAAACCATCCACGTATTGCGCTACATTATCGCCAAGCCATTTCCACTCGCCGTCTTGGTCTTGTGCTAGAGCAGTTGCCCATGCCGGGACAGCCTCATGATCCCAGCTAGGCTTGTTCTGCAACTCTGCGCGGCGGGCGAGCCATTGGTCTTTGGTTATCCTTATTGGATATGCCACTGCATCAAGGAAGTTTCCAGACGCCTTCATTGCACCTCCAGCCACAATGTAAACATAGCACCATGGCTGATGGTCACCGGCAGGCCACACATGCACATTCCGCGCCAGCCAGTCCAGATCTGTTTCGTTACTCATTGCGTTGTTACTCATTGCCTTCCCCTTGATGCAAAATGCGCCCGCCAAGCTCCCGGATCGTCTTTCCTGATTTCTTGGCCAGACAGAACTCGATATATGCCCCCTCAGACTGCTCCCAACCCGGCAGCATCACCAGCTCGTGAGCCACTGCCACCATGGGTAGGCATATTTGCATGTACTGGCCCTGGCTAAGTCCGTCTGGCAGCGTTGCCGGGTTCAGTACGCTGTGTCCCTGATCTGACAGCTCGATGGCGACATTGTTGAACAGCGGGCGGTTAAAGTCTTTGATGCCGGACATTGGCCCGGCCACGTAGATGATGGTCATTGTTGCACTCCGCAAATAGGATGCCCGTCGGCACTCAGCCTTGGCGTAACTCCGCCGCCTGAAACCGAAAGATATTGGCACCCGGTGCCGCTATCGGTGTAGATCTTTAACCCGCTACGCCCACCACTTGGGTCTGTGTCGTCTTTTTGTGGGTAATCCACTATTGAGCCGATGAGGCCAAGTACAATGATCGCGGCACAGATCCACGCCACAGCCTTGGTCACGCCATCAAACACGGCATCAGCCATAAGCTTTTTGGATGCAATTACCCACACGCTGGAATCACTCATTCTTCCTCTCCTGATTTCGTTGAAAACCCGCGCTCAAACGGAACGCGAATCGACTTGCCAATCTTATGCTCTGGGAACAGCACCAAGGCGCAACCGAAATTCGCCCCTGTTTTGGTTGTCTTTCCGTCACGCTCCATGAACTGGTATCGGCCATCTGGTTCATAGATGACCACTTCATCTGACAGCAGGTTGCGCCACCACTTTGTCAGCGGCTCATAAGGGAGAAGCATCATGCCCGGGTTGCCAGCCGCTTGCGCATGGCGAGCCTCTGCAATGAATTCTGGCTTCATGGTGAACGGAGGGTTACACCACCAGTCGGCTGGCCACTCCATCAGCATCGCATCAACCCCCGCGGCCACCGGATCGCTATCGCCAGGGCGCACGAAGTAGCTCAGGCATTTCGCGGTACTGGCTTCGGCCGCCACGTCCACCTGGAATTTGCGACCGTAAAGCACCTCCGCATCGCTGAAAGCCTGCCAGGTGGTCGCCCAGAAATCCTTGTCACTATCGGGCGTGTTGCTTTTGATCAAGATTGCCATGTCATAGGATCCCGTTTTTCTTGCTTGTTATTGTGGTAAATCCAACATACGGACACTGAGACCGGTAAACCACGTCGCCGCGCTCCCGCTCGATGGTGATACGGTGGCCAGTCGGCCTTGGCTTTCCGTCGTTCATTCCCAGATCTCCCGGTGCTGGCGCTCGATGCGGCGCATCTCTTTTTCCTCTTCCAGATCCCAGCGGCGCTTTGCTGCGGTCATGTCCGTGGCACGCGTCCGTCGGCACGGGTTGGCAAGCTCTTGATTGCGGCGGGCCTCAGCGCTGCGCAGACGCTCGGCGAATGCTTCACTGCTGGAGGGACGGAGTTCAATCGGCATCACTCCACCCCTTTCTTATCCAACACCACCATGCGACAGTGGGTCATGCCCATGAGCTGGCGAGCCTGCTCCGGCGTTGCGCCCTGAACGTTTGCTGTTTCAAATCGCCCGGTGCGGCGGTTGGTGCCGCTGATGCGGTAGGTTTTCATTGTGATTTCTCCAGTTCGGCAAGGAGTGCGTCGGTGGCTGCAACAGCCCGCTTTGCGTCGAATTCATCGTCTGGTGCTCCAGGTATCGAAATTCTGGCTGCCATCATGTGCATTGCCATCATCTCGCGCTTGGTTAGCCCTGTGTAAGCAATCGGCTCATACGATCCGAACCCGCTAAGCTCAACTGGCATTGCTGGCAAATCTGCATTCCTCATCACTCTATCTCCTGCGTTGTTGACCCCCTCAATGTAAAACGCCCCGCAATAAATAGCAAGGCGCTTTGTGTATTATTTTGCGTTCTGTTGCATGGCTACCAGTTGAACACCGCGAGCCGCTTTACATTTTAAAAAATCCAGCCCTAAAACGGGATGGCGTCGTCAAAGTCCATCGGCGGTTCGTTGTATTGCGGAGCCTGTTGCTGCTGAACTGGCTGGCTTCTCGCTTGCTGGTATCCGTTATTCTGCGGAGCCTGTTGCTGTTGTGGATGCCGCTGCTGTTGCTGCTGGCCTTGTGGTGCTTGCTGGCCGCCTTGCTGCTGTGGTGGCAGCTGAATGTCATTCACCAGGATGCACGGGCGCGAGTGTTTAACGCCGTCCTTCTCCCACTCATCGAGCTGGAATGCGCCTGTAACTGTCACCGGAGAGCCCTTGGTGATGTACTGAGCCAGCTTCTCGGCTCGCTCGCCAAATACCTTGCATGTGACCCAGCTGGTTTTTTTGTTGTCGCCATATCCGGTCTCAACTGGCAGGTTGAATTGGCCGATTGCCTTTCCGCTGCTTGTGTACTTTACTTCCATGTCCTGTCCGCAACGGCCTGACGCTGTGAAAACATTGATACCCATTAAATCCTCTCCCACTGTTGGCCAAACTTAAAACCAAGACGCTCAAGCGCCTCGTCCATTTCAGCGCAAAACTTCGGAATTTCTTCATCAAATCGCGCCATTACTTCCTCATCACGATACTGCGGGATCACAACCAGGCGATTCTCTGGTCGGCCTCTCATGCGCCAATCGAACGATGCGAAATCCCAGCGATCAAGACCAGTCACCCAGAGGCTATATTGGCATTGCGTTACATACTCCGGCTTAATCTTGCCATCCAGCAGTGTGGCGATGTGAACCTGGCTGGTGAACGGGTTTTTAATCTCCAGGCCGCGATCCTCCATGATGCCGTCAGGGCTGATTGCGCAGCGCATCGACTCATCACTATAAATCAGGCCGCACTGATTGACGCTGACGAACTCCAGCGCCTCGTATGCCTCTCTGGCTAGAGGCTCGTTTTCGTGGCCCCACTCGGCCTGTTTGAATGATGCTGAATCGGGAACTAATCCTGTGCATACCTGGGCGATCAACTCAAGCATGTAAGCCTTGCGAGACTCTGAGTAACTGCCTTTTGCCTTTCCTGTCTTGATGATGTCATGAGCTCGTGAGGCGGTCACTACGCCAAGGCGGTGCAGTTTCCAATCATCCGATCCCTGCTCCATGTCGTAGACGTTAACGCCTGTGATCGAGTTGGTGAATATCATCGCTGCGCCTCCATCTTGCGGGCAGCCCACTGCAACTCTTCCTCGGTCATCACATCGAATGAATGGATGGGCTCTGGAAGCTTGCGAGCGCTACTGAACCACGCAAAAAACTGCTCTTCTGTGCGACCCTTGCTTGATATGGCCGCCTTTATCGCCTCGATAGGGTTTATGATGATTTCTTTCTGCACGGACGGGTCATCAGCCAGTCCCTCTGCGCCATCAGTGTTCAGGTGGTGAATGGCGTTATCAAGACGCTCACAGCGAGGCCAGTATTTTGAGCCACGCTTGACGATAGTCTTGCGCGCCATCTCAGACCAATCAGTTTTCCATGGTGATGACTTACCTGACTTGAAGCTCTGGCTTCGCTGCATGATGGCATTGATCTCATCAACGCTCATTTCCTCAGTCAGGTAGTCACCCTGCGCGGTTTTTACAGTGCAGTACCCGCCGACAACGGAGCCTCGGTCTCCGAAGGCATTGTATTTGTGGGTTGGTGCGCTATCAAGGCCGTTCGACTCGTAGGTGTCATTGGCGCAAACCAGCTTGCACTGACCCCACTGAATAGCCCCAGACACCTGAGCAAGGTGAAGCAAGCCCATGTAGCTGATGTCGAGATGCACACCTCCATCGCGAGGCACCAGGTAGGCAAGCTTGGCCGCCGGGTTCAACGTAATGCCAATGGCCGCCACGTTGATGATCGCATTCTGCGCGCTGCTAGGATTTGCCATTGCCACCTTGGCAAGGTAATCATTCTTCTGGAATGCCTGAATGGCGAACTGCTGTTCTTTCTGCCATGTGATCGAATTGTCAGACAAGGCCTGCGTGAACAGGCCAACCTGACTACCAACAAAACCTACAACGTCAAACCCGCTCATCGCGCCGACTCCTTCAAATCGTGATTTTCGAATGCTTGCTCAGCCCGAGCCCAAAGCATCTGGCGGCCCATTTCCTCTTCTGCTGCCAAATGCTCATCCCACAACGTATCCACTACCACATCCAGCAGGAACGCCTTGGCGATAATCTCGATAGCTTCGTGAGTTGCGAAGGCACCCAGGCGAAATGCTGCGTCAATCTGGTTGCCTTCCAGGCTGGTCAACTCAAGCGCATCGGATACCGTCAGCAGTCGGCCATGGGAATCCTCTATGCCCCCTGCCACGAACTTGTCCCAGTTTGACGCCAGCCAGTCTTGTTGGAATTGCATCTTTCGGTTGCTCATGCCGCACCGCCTTTTGCTTTGGCTATAGCGGCCCTTACAACGGACGCGCGAGATCCGGCATAAGACCTCATTTCTGGTTTGCTATCAAGGAAGCTATCTTCTCCGAACGAACGCAACTGGATGGTTTCCAATGACGTTGCTGCATCCTCCAGCGCCGCCAGCAGCTCCTGGTTCATCTGCACCAGCTCATCGTGTGAGTTGATGGCGCGGGCTATCAGGCTTGCCCTGCTGCTAGTGTTTACAACGCAAACGTGACCATAGCTATCAGATTTCAATTCATAAGAGTCGCCAATAAGTTTTTGCTCAGTCACCTCGTCAGCACCAAACACATCCGCCATCTTCAAATACTGCTTCATAACTCACTCCTTAACCCAAAAATGGCGGCCATCGAATTTAACGCTTGATGAATGCCAATCTTTGAATGCAAGTCGATAATCTGTTCCATGCTCGCACTCATGCCAAATGCACATCTGGCAATCAAGACCAAGCTCCATTGACTTGGCAAAATCAACTTTTCTTGATTCGAAAAGCTCAATTGCCTCCTCGAGCGTGATTGGGTCTGTGTCATCAACCATCACTCGGCCATCGTAAAACTGAAACATTGCATTCTTCATCACTCTCTCCTGCTATCCGGCCCTGCCGTTGATGGATGAATCTTAGCATGATGACGGGAGCGGTCAAGAACAAAAGTAATCTTTTTGTGTATTGACATATCTTTGTTTCTGGAACATCATTCATAACATCGAAACGCACAAGAAGGAAGGAAAGTGAACGTATCAAAAGCAATTAGGGTTGCTCTAGCAATGAAAGAGATGAACCAGAAGCAATTGGCTGAGCGCCTGGGGATGTATGAGTCAGCGGTGAGTCAACTGGTTAACAGAGCAAGCATTACCACTGACAAGCTTAAACAGGTTGCTGATGCTCTTGATATGCGGGTATCGGAACTGGTGGCGCTGGGGGAGGATAAAGCATGATCGCAAATATGACGCCGGAGCAGCGAGCAGAAGCACTTGAGAAGGCTCGCATAGCCAGAGCGGAAAAGACCGCCGCATGGAAGGCTGCCGCACACCTGCTGAAGTCAGACTTCTCAGATTCAGCTTACTGGCACAAGCTGGCAAGCAAGTTCAAGGTTCGGATGCCAGGGCCTCACGTTCCAGGCTCTGAGTTTAAGGCAATCCGCAAGGCAGCCAGAAAGCTAGGAATTGAGCCCTCTCAAATCCGAGATGCGTTCGGCGGAGATGTAAAGCACATCCACGCAATGAATCCGACATGGCCGGCATTTGCAATCATAGGGCTGTTGCTTGAAATGGCTGAGGGGTGTGAATGAGCGCTAAGTACACATTCTGGGCGTGGGGTGTAAAGGTCAAGAATGCTCCTCTAAAGCTGGCGCTGTTACAGCTGGCTGACAACGCGAATGATGACGGGGTTAGTTGGTATTCAGTGCCAAAGATGGCAAACAGGTGTGACATGTCTGAGCGCGCATTGCAGGGGCATATCAAGGAGCTGGTTGCTGCTGGGTTGCTTTCCATAAAGGAGCGACCTGGCACTAGCAGGATTTACCAGTTGCAGTATCAGGAGGCTCAGTTGATAGCCCCGCAGATTCTGCACCACACCCCCGCAGAAGTTGCGCCACCACCCCCGCAGATTCTGCACCACACCCCCGCAGAAGTTGCGGACGATCCTAACAATGAACCTAACAATATAGATCCTGTCATTGAAAAACATTCTTTGCCGAGCAAGCTCGACGACAGGGTGAAGCAGGTAATCGACTTACTGAACTCGATGACAGGATCAAAGTACAAGCCCAGCACCAAGAGTCACGCAGGCAACATCAGCGGAAGGCTGAATGATGGACACAGTGTTGACGACCTGATGGCGGTAGTTCGGTTCAAAGTACAGGAGTGGCTGCATGACCCGAAGATGGCTCAGTACCTCCGGCCAGAGACGCTGTTTCAGGCTGGGAAGTTCAACGGCTACCTGACGTCAGCCAAGGCAACGCAAGGCCCACTGGCTGGCCTTAGTGCAATATCGCGCAAGAACGCGCAGAACCTGGCGGGGTGGCTGAATGAAGAATGAAGATAAGCGAGCGTTTTTTGATTTGATGATGGCTGCTGGCGAGGTGTACGGGAGAGAGGTTACTCAACCAATGGCGGCAATCTACTTCTCCGCTCTGGCAAACGTCAGTATCGAGCAGGTTCAGGAAGCCATGATGGCCCACATGCAGAATCCTGATAGCGGCCAGTTCTTTCCGAAGCCTGCCGACCTCATCAAGCAGATGACTGGAACCACCAAGCAGCAGGATGCGGCCATTGAAGACCGGGCGGCTATAGCGTGGGCTTGTATTGAGCGAGACATTCGCCGAATTGGAAGCTACGGCACCCTGAAGCTTGATGACAAGCAGGCGCTGGCAACCGTGAAGGCAATGGGGGGTTGGCAATCCATCTGCCAAACCGAAACCAGCAAGATGGAGTGGAAGCGAAAGGAGTTCATCCGGATGTACGAAGCATTCGAGCGGACACCTCTAGAGGCGCTGCCAAGCTCGCTTCCCGGTCGTATCGAGATGAGCGAGGTTAAGCGGTCTGGGCCTGTGGCGCTAAACAACTTGGCGCTCGGTCTGGCAAAGTGGAAGGGGCGCAACGATGGCGAGTAAGCAAGCATTCATGGGGAATCCGTTCGATCCGCTTGGTCACGTTACCATCGTTGGATTGATGGGCCAGAGAGAGGTTGATATGGGTGGCCCATTAACTCAGGTGTCGCCCGGGGTGTGGGGCGGTGACGGCCTGATGTTCAACGGTCGCGGAGTGCAAGTTATGGCAACCGGCGAGATAGTTCGTCCGCCGCAGGTTATGGCAATCAACAGGGGGTAGCATGGAACACGGACAAGCAACAGCAATTGCCAGGGGCATGATCGCAAAGATGGTTGACCCAACAGGTCGCTACAAGGAGATCGAGATTGCAACAGGTCTTGATATAGGGGCAGTGAGAGTAATCACCTATCGGATGCGGGCTGCTGGCTCTATACCAACTCCACGCAAGAGGGGTTGCACAAAGACCGATATAGCGCGCCAGATGCTCATAGACAGCATTGGAGAGCCAATCCAATACGATGACATGGCTAGGCGCACGGGAATGCTTGTATCGTCACTCAGGAGCCTTGTTGCGACGATGCGCAAGAAGGGTTTGCTTCCGGCTTATGAGCCAGAGTCTTACGAGTATGTAGGAACCAGCGAAACGCTCGGGGTGGTGAGGTTCAGATCACTCAGTCATGCGCACGAGGAAGGATTTCCATCCAGCATGGTGAGCAAGGCGGTAAACGGGAAAATCAGCAGTTACGCAGGGTACACGTGGGAGAAGGTGGCAAAATGAAAAAGCATATCGAGATGCGCTTGGCGGATGGCGCAACGCTTGACGACATCAAGGCAGATGTCATGCAGACGGCAATCAATACCGCGCTGGTTGCTTGCTACGGAAGCCAGACCAAGGCCAGCGAGCTTCTGGGAATCAACAGGTGGACCATGCGCAAGTGGCTGAGTAACGCAAGCAAGCGCACCTACAAGCCATTTGACAGGGTGTGCCTAGACGTTGGTAACGGCACAGCAAAGGAAATGCTCACAGAGTCTTACAGAGAGGCGGTCAGCCAAGTCATGTCAACCAACAACAACGTTACCATGACAGCTGAAATCCTGAAGTGCCAGCGAGGAACGATCAGAAAATATATGGTGAAGCCATGAGAAAGCACGCAAGAAAGCCAGGGCATGTCGAGTTCTGCGGAACCTGGGTAAGCCCGAAAGGAAAACAGATATACGAGGCGCTGGAATCCGGCAAGAGCTGGCAGGCTTGCGCTGATGAGTTCGGGATCTCTCTCGGGACAATCAGCGGTTACGCAGAGCGAGCTCGGCGATTCGGGATAGTGCTGCGCCAGAACAAGCGACGAGTCATGGTAGCAGTAAGCAACATGGATGGTTCGCGTGGTGAGCGGTACGAGTTCTGTGGTAAGCGAGAAGTGATGAATGCTGGGTTCAACTACCAGACAGCATACACCGCCTGCAAGGGTGAGAGGGAAAGCGCCGGATACCTGTGGCACTTCAAGGTGGAGCAATGACAACGATAACCATCATCGACGGTCGAGATACCAGCGAGCTTATCTCCAGGGTAACTGCGATGCTGGCTGATGGGCCAGTACAAGTGAAGCTGTCACCAGCAAGCAAGCGGTCATTGCAGGCCAACAAGCTGATGTGGGTGAAGCTGAACGAGCTGGAGCGCACCAGGAAGTGGCACGGACGCAAGCTGGCAGCAAGCAACTGGAAGCACCTAATCACAGCTGGAATGGAGCAAAAGGTGGTTGTTCCGAACATCGCGGGTGATGGTTTCGTTATCCTTGGCAAAGCCACTAGCAACATGACGGTTAAGCAGATGAATCAGGTGATCGAGATGGCGGATTACCTACTGGCTGAATTGGCGTAAAAATATCAAAAAATAACTTGCGGCACCGTCACGGTGTCGGTATAGTTATATTCAAGAGGTGAGGCAGTGGTGCTGAGCAAAACGAGAAGGAATGTGAAAATGAACATGCAAGACCTGATAAAGATGGCAATAGAGGCTTACTGCGAAATCTCAGGCGAAAGCTACGAATACGTACTGAATGAATGCCGCACAAATTACGAAGGACCAGTAAACCAAAGTGTACTAATGTTAATGTTCGCGGCCAGATAATGGCCGTTCTTACAGAGTTCACAAAAGAGATGCTTTTGCGCTCATCATATGGCGATGAGCGAGTTGCGGTAGAGATTGCAAAAAAGTGCGCTAATTTTTATTTGAATAATCTATGTAATGAGACATGCAAAAGCAGATATAAATCACTGATTAATATAATTGAGGATCTATCAGGATGACCCACAACCAACTCAAGCAGGCCCGACAACAGTTGTGCCTAACTCAAGCGGCGATGGCTAAAGCGATGGGGATCGGAACTCGAAAGTGGGAGCGGTGGGAGGGCGGGCATAGCCCAATCAGCGCCGAGGGGGCGACGCTGCTCCGGTTGCTGGTTGAGCTGAACAAGCTGGAGAATGGGATTTAAAATGGCTACAGTCGAAGAAATCCAAAAGCGCATATTGTCTGGTTCAGCATTCAGGCAGGAGGAGAAGCCAAAACGCAAAAGTGCAAAGCAGCAGGTCAGAGAGGCGGAAGAAAGGTTGCTTGAAGATATATTGCGGCATCTTCGCGATAAAAAATGGGGCATGCCAAAGCAGTACGAGCTGGGATTGCAATCAGCGATATCAATGGTTGAGGAAATCAAGTTCGGCATGGTCAAGAGATGACCATTTTGCCGACGCCAGGAGAATGGTATGAGAGTTAAAACAGTTTGCCGTGGATATGGCGTGGCGCGTGATGATTGCAATCAATGCGGCGGCTTCGGCTGCCACTGGTGCTTGAGCGAGACCGAGCTGAGTGAACGGCGCCAGCCAGCGGCGAGCCATGACCATACCGGTGATGCCAACGAAATGGTCTACTGCAAGGCGTGCGGCGAGTCTTTCCGAGACGGTAGCCAGGAGGCTGAGTTCATCGGCTGGCATGGTAAGTGCGCCCAGTGCGAGCTGGATGGAGGCGATGAATGAGCGGCTTTATCGTGACGGCGCTGGCGTTTATTTTCATCACCGTGATGTTCCTTGCTGGCTTAAATGTGTGGGGTGGCTCATGAAGCCAGCCACCGAGCAAGACAGGATAGCCGCTAGGGCTCTGGCAAAGAACCTAATCAAGCAGTTCGAAGGCATGGGCTTGCAGAGAACCGGCAACAGCCAGGACTTAATCGAGAGAGCCTGCTCGATACTGCGTAAGGAGGCGGCAAACAACGGCATCAGCCCAACTGTTCTCAAGTGGTACGTGTCAGCAGTAAGAACGGGTGAAATATGATTGCGCAGCATGGTGCGGTGGTGTACGATTCGCTTTGTTAGGTGCTTTTGCAGTGGCGTGTAGAGACGTTAATACTGCAAAGGCTCCATAGCCTCAACCCGCTTTGATAGGTGCTCTACCACTTATCTGGCGGGTTTTTTATTGGAGTGAATTTATGAGCAAGCATACACCAGGCCCTTGGGTGGTTGAAGAGTGGGATGTTCGCGAACCTGATGGTTGTGTGATAAATGGAGGGCTACAGGTTGTAGCCATAAAGAACGGAGCCAAGTGCTCCATCTATGCCGCAACCGAAGATGGTGACGGCGATGAGATGGAGGCGAACCTTAATCTGATAGCGGCATCACCTCAATTGCTTCTTGCACTAGAAGATGCGGAGAAAATATTAAGAGGCATTGCTGAACAAGTGCCAAGCGTCAAAAACAGGTGCGACTCTTACATGGCACTGCTTGCTAAAGCAAAAGGTGACTCAGAATGAATCAGATAATTGAAATGTCATCCGAGATGACTATGAGCACCCGCGAGATTGCGGATATGCTCGGAGCGCGCCACGCAGACATCATAAAAAGCGTTTGCAGATTGCATGATGCTGGAGCGATTTGCCACGATACGACACTGCCGTTTCGTGAATTCAAGACGGAGAGAGGGAACACCTACATCGAGTACATGCTTAACAAGCTGGACTCCATTACGCTGGTGGCCCAGAACAGTCCGCAATTCACGGCAGCACTGGTTAAGCGCTGGGATGAGCTTGAGCGAGGAGTCGCAAAGCCAAGCTTCATGGATAGCCTGAGTCCTGCCGCTGTGATCATGCTTGAAGATCTCGACAGGCAGTTGAAGGAGTCAAGGCAGCAACTGGCAATCGCAGCGCCAAAGGCTGAGTTCGTGGATCGCTACGTAGAATCAACCGGAAATCTCGGGTTCCGCCAAGTAGCAAAACTGCTAAAGGTGAAAGAAACAGAGCTCCGCGAGTTCTTGATCGGCAACAAGGTTATGTATCGACTGGCTGGGGTTATGACCCCGTACGCTGGTCACATCGACGCCGGTAGGTTCGTGGTTAAGGCTGGAATGGCAGAGCATGGTGATAGCTCGCATGCCTACTCTCAGGCAAAGTTCACGCCGAAAGGAGTTGAGTGGCTGGCTGGTGAGCTGGCCAAGCATGAAGCAAAGAAACTGATGGAGGTGGAGTGATGGGTGGCACTGCATTATCAACAGCCACCGGTAGCGGATTTTTCGCCCCGGTAGACACCTCCCTCATCGGGGCGCTTCTCACAACACACAAGCGGATCGAAGCGTCAATTGGCGCGGTAGACAACTTCATGCGATCTGACGAATGCAGGTCAGCTCTAGGGTTCTACCTGGCGGCATGTCGAGAAGACCAGGGTCGCATAGGGCTTAAAGTAGACGGCCTGATGCAAAAGGATAAAGCGCTGGCAGCCCTGCACGCTGATTACTGGGATAAAGCGCTACGGTTAACTGATGTGCTTGAGTGCATGCCGCAGAAGCGCCGTGATGAGTGGTATGAGTTGATACGCAGCCATGCCACCCCTCCGTTTGATGACGAGGCTGTCTATCTGACGCTTCAGGATATGCTGAACTCTCGCGAGCGTTTCTTGGCTGAGCGCGTCGAAGGGATTTTCAGAGCCCTGTCAGGTGAGCATGTGACGAACTCGCCGGCAGCGTTCGGCAAGCGGATGATCATCTATGTGATGACCAGCTACGGCACGACCAACTATACCAACGAGGGGCATATCACTGACTTGCGCAAAATCATAGCCCGCTTCATGGGGCGCGACGAGCCGTCAGGTTTTGGAGTGACCACTCGGGTTATTCAGGCTGCTATGGCACAAACCGGGGAGTGGCTGGCTATTGATGGTGGAGCGATGCGGATCCGCTGTTACAAGAAAGGTACAGCTCACTTGGAAATCCACCCAGATATGGCGTGGCGACTCAATGCGATATTGGCGCTACTTTATCCGTCCGCCATACCGGCAGAGTTTCGCACCGCCCCGAAGCGCAAGGCCAGGGATATTGAGCTCATTCAAAAGCCCATTCCGTTCAAGGTGGTCGAGGCTTTGGCTAATGCGACAGAGCACTCTGTGCTGGATGAGGCGGGATATCGAAAAGTGCGTCGAGTAACGCCAAACTCTCTTGTGCTGAAAACATACGAGATGGATAAATTCATTGTTCGTCAGGCTGGAGCTGTGCTTGAGTCAATCGGCGGCGCAAAGCGGAAGGCAGGCCACTACCTGTTTGACTATGACCCGAAGCGCATCGTTAACGAGATAATCGCGTCTGGCTGCGTTCCTGACCATAAATCACACCAGTTCTACCCTACACCTCAAGAGCTGGCGGAACTGGCTGTTGGTTATGCTGACATCGAGGATGGCATGGCAGTGCTGGAGCCAAGCGCCGGGCAAGGTGGCATTGCCGATTATCTACCCGCTGGCTCAATGCTGGTTGAGGTATCGGCGCTTCATTGCGAAATCCTGAAAGAGAAGGGTCATTCAAATGTTGTGCAAGGTGACTTCCTCAATATTTCTCTTGGTAAGTTTGACCGCATAGTAATGAACCCACCATTCAGCGATGGGCGCTGGCAGGCCCATGTTGAGCACGCCGCTGGTATGCTTGCTGATTGTGGTGTTTTGGTTGCGATTGTTCCTTCCAGTGCTAACGAAAAGTTCAAGATTCCAGGGTTCGTAATTGAATGGCTTGGTGTGTACGATGACTGCTTTGCAGGGACTAGCGTTAGTGTGGCAATGATGCGGGTGACTCATGGCTAACTCACTCAGGAAATGCAAGCACTGCCAGGAATACAAGCCAGCAGAATCAGGGGTGAAAACCCCTGTTGCTTGGTTTTGTTGTCACGCTTGTGCGATAGAGTTCGCGCGGGTTAAGTCAGCCAAGGCTGCGGCTAGGCAGGCAGCAAAGAGAAAGGCCGACAATAGCAAGGTGGAGAAGGCAGCCAAGGCCGAGCTGCGCCAGCGAAAGATGGAGGTTAAGCCGATCGGGTACTGGATGAGGCGGGCTCAGGCTGCCGTGAATGCCTGGATTCGTGCCAGCAAGGGCAGCCAGTGTATAAGCTGCGGGCGCTACCACGATGGACAAATGCACGCTGGTCACTACAGGAGCACAGCAGCAGCACCAGAAATCCGCTTTGAGCCAGACAATATTTGGCCGCAATGCCAGCCCTGTAACGTGCATTTGTCAGCCAACATAATCTGCTATCGACCGGCATTGATAGCCAAGATTGGCCTTGAGCGTGTCGAGTGGTTAGAAGGCCCACATGAGCCAAAGCGATACCGCCGTGAGGACTACCAAGCAATCGAGGCTGAGTACAAAGCAAAACTGAAAAAATTACAGGGCAGTTGTGATGATCAGAATTGATGAGATTTAGGTAATTTGCGACGCCATGATCTAGGGGCGATACTGGCCAGGCGAATCGGGGGACGCATTAACTTTACATGCAATTGTTTTTTTGTGATAATTGCCCAACCAAAACAGAAGGGGCAAAGAATGAGCCAAAACACCCAAGCAGAGAAAGTTAAGCGCCGCCCAGGTCGCCCTGCTGGAACCGGCAACTTTTCCAAAGAGAGAATGGAGGAGGATGCCAAGCGAGTTGAGCCGGTCATGGAGAGGGTGCGCGCGGCGATAGATTGTGGCATTCGAGTGTCCGCGATCTGCGATGTTGCCGGGGTCAGCCAGGTAAAGCTGTCTCGGGTCCATCGCAGGATCGGGCGCCTCTATGGCAACTGGAAAGAGCACCTGACCTTCAATGATGATGAGCTTGCCGCCATAAGCAAGGCAATCGACGACATCAAGGCCGCCTTGTAGGGCAGCCGCCCTGCACTGGGCAGCACAATAAACACGGAGAGATAACCATGAAAGCATTCAACGAATTTGCAGCAGAAGCCGCGCAGATGGAAAACCAAGGTCAAGTCAAAGAGGCCGCCACGGCATGGCGCCGGGCTGGTGCGTACTGCGAAAAAGAGCAGAACCGCGAGTGGTGCAATGCCCGCGCCTGGTTCTGCGAGTCCCGCTTTGCTAGGGAGGCTGCGAAGTGATCACCACTTACACATCCCGAGACGCCGAGGCATGCGCCTACCTGTCTGCACTGGTCACAGTAGAGCTGTGCGCCGAGGCTCATCGCAAAGGGAAAGTGAACACGGCAATTCGCCGTTGCGTCAATCGGCAGTTGCCGGGGCTTGTGGAGCACAAGCGGGTTTATCTGATTTTCAAAGGGCTGGCCAAACAGCCATTCCCGGCGGGGTGTCTTCATCATCTGCGGCGCATGCTGGAGGAGATGGCGGGCGGGCAGGTGGTGCTGGAGGGGTGAGAGATGATTGATTTGGATAAGATTGAGCAGCAATGCAAAGGTGCGATTGAAAACGGATGCGGTCACCTGCCTGTCTTGGGGTGCGGCAATGCGGTTAAATTGATGGAGGTTATCAGCAGGCTTAGGTATGCCGAGGCAGAGACAGGTGCGATTCTTTCAATGGTACGCCAAGCAGAAAAAGACGCCGCGCGGTATCGGTGGATTAAGGAGAATAGTAAGTTTGGTGTAGGTAGGTGTGGAATTGACTGGGAGCTTTATTTTGAAGGGCCAGCTCCGGATAACTCAGCAATGATTGAGCTCCACATCGACGAGGCCATGCAGTGCAAGTAAAGCTAGAATTCCTCACCGACTGCGACGCCCAGCACGGCGCTTACTACCTGCAAGACCGTGGCTACAGCGTCAGGCTGATGGGGAAGGCCCTAGTGGTGGATAAGCCGGATCCGGCAGATCTGGCACTGGTGATGACGACCTATCGGGCGTTCACAGTTGAATTGGCGGAGGGCGACGTATGCGCATGATCCTGGCGGTTATCGTGGCACTGGTGATTGGCGTAGGCCCGCACTGGCAGAAGTACAAGGCCGAGAAGATCGCGGCCTATCAAGCCCAGCACGGCGGCGATGTCTGCGAAATTCACAACGTGCTGATTGGGGTGGAGTGCCGCCCCTTCACCAGGGCGGAGCTGGAAGCCAAGGAGCAGGCCGAAGCCCTGCAGCGTTGGAATGATCGCGTGGCGGATGCCGAGGCCCGCAAGCGGGTGGCACAGCAGATGGATGATTTGCTACACTACGGCCAGTGATGCCACTGCCAACCACAGCTCCCGCTGCTTAGCCCTCTTCGGAGGGCTTTTTTATTGCGGCGCGAAAAGTGGTATATTGACATTACCGATTGACAGCACTAGGTAACGACTAGATGACGATGAAGATCCTTACCGATAAGCAAGAAACCTATTGCCGAAAATACATCGAGCTACTGAATCAGCGCCAAGCCTACATGGCCTCCTATGACGCCAGCAAGATGAAGCCGAACACGGTTGACCGAAGCGCAAGCATCCTGCACCAGAAGCCGCATATCCAAGCCCGCATAAACGAGCTCATGGCCGAACGTGAGCAGCGCCTGCAAATTGACGCCGACTATGTGCTGCGCCGACTGGTCGAGATTGACCAAATGGACGTGCTGGACATCCTGAAAGAGGATGGGGCACTCAAGCCGATCAGCGAGTGGCCAAAGTGCTGGCGAACCACATTGAGCGGGCTGGACATCAATACCACCGTCACCAATTACGACGATACCACCACAGAGAACATCCTCAAGAAGATCAAGTGGCCGGACAAGGTGAAGAACCTAGAGCTTATCGGCAAGCATGTCCGCGTCGGGGCATTCAAAGAGCAACTTGATCATACGTCCAGCGACGGCAGCATGACCCCAAAGGGCGCTATCAACATCGGCGAGCTGTCCGACTCCGCAATGGCCGAAATACTCAAGGCGCGCGATGCTGCTGACTCCTGATGTGTTGGACCAGATAGAGCGGGAATATTGCTCCCGCTCCCTGGCTAACTTCGTGCGCCGGGCATGGCAGATACTGGATCCAGGTATGCCGCTGGTGTGGGGGCCGCACATGGATGCGGTGTGCCTGCACCTGGAGGCCGTGACTAAGGGGCAGATCAACCGCCTGCTGATAAACATCCCCCCCGGCACATCCAAATCATCCCTGGTGTCGGTGTACTGGCCTGCTTGGGAGTGGGGTCCGAAGGGCATCCCCACCAACAGGGTGATCGGCGCATCCCACGAGCAAAGCCTGTCCGTTCGTGACTCGACCAAGATGCGGCGCCTGGTAACTGATCCGTGGTATCAGAAGCTGTGGCCAACCAACCTGATGCGGGACAACAACCAAAAGCTGAGCTTTGAGAACGAAAGTACCGGTTTCCGCCAGGCCTGTGCCGTCCGATCTATGACTGGTCGCCGAGGCGACCGGGTTATTTGGGATGACCCACACAGCGCCGAGGATGCGCACAGCCCCGCAGCCCTGATAGAGGCGGAGCGGATATTCAAGGAGACGCTGCCGACACGACTGGTTAGTCCTGAGCACTCCGCCATCGTCATCGTCATGCAACGCCTGAACGAGAATGACGTGTCAGGCATCATCCTGTCTGACGACTATGGCTATGAGCACCTGTGCTTGCCCATGGAGTACGAGCGAGAAAGGCACTGCAAGACTTCGATCGGCTGGGAGGATTGGCGCAAGGAAGAGGGCGAGTTACTATTCCCTGACCGGTTCCCGTCTCACGTTGTCGAGCGTGACAAGAAGCTTATGGGCAGCCACGCCGTTGCGGGTCAGTTCCAGCAGCGACCGAGCGCCAAGGGTGGCTCAGTGTTCCTTGACCACGGCCAGCGCTTCTACTTACCAAAAGATCTCCCAGAGAAGTTCGATCAGGTGATCTGCTCCTGGGACTGCACGTTCAAAGACACCGACGGATCCGACTATGTGGTCGGCCAAGTGTGGGGGCGCAAGGATGCCAACTGCTATCTGCTGGATCAGGTGCGAGACCGCATGAGCTTTACCAACACCAAGAAGGCGGTGGTTTCTCTCAAGGCGTCACGCGACGATATCCGCGCCGTCCTGATAGAGGACAAGGCAAACGGCCCGGCAATCATAGACTCCCTCAAGATGGAGGTGCCCGGCCTGCTGCCGGTAGAGCCTGACGGTTCCAAGTTGGCGCGCGCCCACGCCATCACCTACCTGTGGGAGGCTGGCAACATCTACCTTCCGCACAAGGATATTGCACCATGGGTAACCAGGCTGACGGACGAGATGTCTTCATTCCCGTTCGGGGCGAACGATGACCAAGTTGACTCGATGACCCAGGCCGTCCGCCACCTGTACCCGGTGCGAGGCAAGATCAAGATCTCGGCAGAAGCCAAGGCCCGCGCCATGCGGCATCAAATGCGCAGAAGATAGGGGCGACCTTTGAAAAAGCACGATGCAGGATTGACATCGGGCGCATGGATTCGCACAATGCGATCGTTAGGTGCTTTAAGTTGCGATGTACGAGATCGAGTCAACTTAAGGCCCTTGGCCTTACACCCCGTTTGTTGCAGCTCGTACCTGCGGCAGCGGGGTTTTTTATTGAGGTTTATATGAAATTAGTGTACGGGTTCGGTGTCAATGATGCTGACTACTCCGTCAAGCCCGTTGTCAATGGCAATCAGACCGACTGCCCGGCATACAGGTCGTGGAGGAACATGCTGAAGCGCTGCTACTATCCAAAGTTCCACTCCATGAGACCCACTTACGCTAGCGTAAAGGTAACCGAAGAGTGGCGCTCGTTCATGGCGTTCAGGTCGTGGTGGTTGGAAAATCAGGTTGATGGGTGGCAGCTCGATAAGGACCTAATCGGAAGCGGGAATCTGTACTCGCCAGGCACCTGCATATATGTTCCTGGTTGGCTCAACTCCTTGACTACCGACCATGGTTCTGCTCGGGGCGAGTTCCCGATAGGTGTTAACTACAGCAAGCAGCACGGCAAGTATCAGGCCCGTTGCAGTCACCCGTTAGGCGGGCAGGAACACCTTGGCTACTTCACCGATCCAGCGCTGGCCCATAAAGCCTGGAAGTCTCGAAAACTGGAAATAGCAACCGAGCTTAAACCGTTTATGGACGATATTGACGCACGCATCTATCATCGGGTCATTGAAACCATCCTTGGCGCAAAGTAGGGGAAAAAAATGTGGCCATTTGACAGAAAGAAGTTCAAGCGGGAAGTCGCCGATAAGTTGGCTGATGCCGCTCGCGCCGAGGAGCAGGAAAAGGCCCGCAAACTCGCCATGCGACGCGCCGTGATGAAGTCCATGGAAAGGCGGGCCAGTGACGCTGCCACTAAGTGGGCGCCACCACAACTCATGCCCGGGGTTGTCCCTGCCGGCACCACCCCAGCAGTGGCCATGGACTCACTTTGCGGCCCGACCTATCAGTTTCTCAACTCGGCAGCTGGCGGCCTTTATGCAGCCGATATTCAGCCGTTCCCCGGATACCAGAACCTTGCGGCGCTGGCCACCCGGCCTGAGTATCGTGCTTTTGCGTCCACGCTGAGTACCGAGCTCACCCGCGAGGGGATCGAGATAACCAGCAAGGACCGGACCAAGGCCAAGGAGATGGCCAGCAAGATAAAGGAGCTGGAGGAAGCCTGCGAGTATTACGGCGTCATGGGGATCATCCAAAAGGCCGCCGAGCATGACTGCTTCTTCGGTCGGGGCCAGATCTCGATAAACATCAAGGGCGCTGATGTGTCGGTGCCGCTGATACTGGATCCCCGAACCATCAAGAAAGGCAGCCTCACCGGCTTCTCTAACATAGAGCCGATGTGGACCAGCCCCAGCGCCTACAACGCTCTCGACCCGACCGCGCCGGACTTCTATAAGCCCAGCACATGGTGGGTGTTGGGGCGGGAGATGCACGCTTCGCGCCTGCTGACCATCATAACCCGCCCGCTGCCGGACATGCTCAAGCCTGCCTATAACTTCTCTGGGATCTCAATGTCCCAGCTGGCACAGCCCTACGTTGAGAACTGGTTGCGCACCCGGCAATCCGTCAGTGACCTGGTGGACAAATTCTCCCGCACCTTCCTCAAGACCAACATGGCCCAGGTGCTGAATGGTGGCGAGGGTGGCGACGTCTTCGATCGCGTCGAAATGTACGTCAACATGCAGAGCAATCTCGGCTTGGCGGTGATGGACTTCGATTCCGAGGACATCGTGCAGGTAAACACCCCGTTGTCAGGACTGGCTGACCTGCAAAGCCAGTCACAAGAGCACATGTGCTCGGTATCAAAGATCCCGGCAATCAAGCTCACTGGCATTAGTCCGTCCGGCCTGAACGCGAGTAGCGAGGGGGAGATCCGCTCCTTCTATGACGATATCAGCTCGGTGCAGCAGTCTTACTATTTCAGCCCGCTGGACACCATGCTGAAAGTCATCCAGCTCAGCAAGTGGGGCGAGATTGACGACGCGATCACCTTCAAGTTCAAGTCGCTGTGGCAGACCAGCGCGAAGGAGGAAAGCGAGATCCGCTTCAACAAGGCCCAGGAGGCGCAGATCTACATTACCAACAGTGTCATTGACCCGAGCGAGGCGCGCCAGCAGCTGTCAGACGACCCGGACTCTGGTTGGGACAACATAGATGGGGATCTGGAGATTGTGCAGCCCGAGATGTTTGATGATGATGGCGCAGATCCCTACATGCCGGATCCCGATGTGCTGCCGGGAGAGGAGGGCAGTTAATGGCCCAAAAACCAAAAACAGTCCGCGCCATACACGCCAACAGGGGCGCGGAGGCCCGTTATCGACGCGCACTGGAGGGGCTCATCAAGGAGATGAGCAACTCAGCCGAATACTGGCTGGCAGCACAGTACCGGCAGGCGCCACCCGAGATCGCCGAGGACGCGCTTCCCGCCGCCGAGATGACCGCCAGGGTGCGCGAGGTGTCCAAGAGGTGGATAGCCAGATTCAACGACATGGCCGACGACATAGCCAAGCGGTTCACAGCTGGCGCTATCAAGGCCACCGACAACTCATTCCAGAATGCGCTCAAGGATGCAGGCTGGGCGGTTGACTTCAAGATGACCCGCGCCATGCAGGATGTGGCCAAGGCGTCCGTGGTGGAGAATGTGGCACTCATAAAGTCGATACCGCAGCAGTATTTCACGGAGGTGGAGGGGATCGTGATGCGGGGGTATAGCCGGGGGCGCGACCTGCAGGAGATAACCACCGAGTTGCAATCCCGCTATGGCATCACCCAGCGCCGGGCTGTGCTGATTGCGCGCGACCAGTCCAACAAGTTGAACGCCGTGACCACTCAGGCTCGCCGCCAGGAGCTTGGAATAACCGAGGCCATATGGCAGCACTCGCACGGCGGGAAGGAACCCAGAAAGTCACACGTTGCGGCTGACGGGCGGAAGTTCGAGATCGCCAAGGGGTGTTTGATTGATGGCAAGCGGACCCTGCCAGGAGAGGAAATCAACTGCCGGTGCGTGAGCAAGAGCGTGCTGCCGTTTTAACCAAAAGAAAAAGCCCCTTGATGGGGCTTTGTTTTACTCGCGCGCAGATAGTTTATCTAGCGCATATGTAACCTCGCCTGATATGTCATCTAGGTCGTAAGCCCCATTTTTGATTCTCTCAGTGAGAACGCGATCTACTTCTTCCAGTGTCATTATCGCCAGTTCGGCAGACTTAGTTAGCCGCTCAACCTCCGCCACAAGCTCATCGTGGGAGTTGATGGCGTGGGCTGCGTATTGTGCTGGCGAACCAGAAAGCTCGACAAGGGTCTCGCCATACCTTGATGGAGGCCATGCATCAATTCGGCGCTTAGGCGTATACTCACCAACAAACACATCTGCCATCTTCAAATATTCTTTCATGCTATCACCTTGTTGTTATGGGCGGCGGATGAAGGTAAATCCATCTTTGCCAACAATCCAATCACCGCCTGATTTTGATACCGCCAACACTGGCCACTCACAGCTGTCTTTGTCAAAGCCAGTGACAGTAACAACCTCTCCGCTAAGGGTGTAGATCTCGTCACCAACCTGCAAATCCCGCCAGTCAGCAATCACCAGCTCAGGCTCTTTCTCAGTCGCCGCCAGCGGAGTGATGACAAATCCGATTGCCGCAATGGCATCCTCAAGTTGTGCCAAGGCAGCATCAGACTCCATATTGGCCTTATCGGCTTCATCCTGTTTACGGTTGGCGTAGTCCTTGGCGTTTCGGTAGTCTGTTGCTAGCTGCTCGATTGTTGGTTTATCGCTTGGCTCTGGAATTGACCGCATCACCGACTCGCAGAATTCAGGCTTAGCATCCAGCACTGGGTAAAGGTGGAAATATTCGGCGCGGGATAATACAGTCTGGTGGTGATTTTTTATTTTATTCGCAAAGAACCACTCACCCAATGCTGCACGCCACCAATACTTGGATCGTGAATTCCACTCTGGCTTTACTTCATACCCACCAACGCCACCGTCACTGTCCTGCGCCGCAAACTCCCCATTGCGCCACCCGCCATTCTCGCTGATGATGCGGGCCAGTTCTTTTTTGCTATTGCTGATTTTCATTTCTCACTCTCCCGCTTTTTGCTATCTCGAAACTTCTTCTGCCTGCACTTGTCAGAACAGTATTTGGCGTTACTCTGCATCCTCTGCGTTTTGCCGCAGACTGGGCAGGTCAGGTCTTGCGGCATGCGCTCTCCTTCATCTCATTCATGAATGCCACCCCTAGCGCGGTAAGCTTCTTCTTCTCCCCTCTTTTTGCATCCAGCAAGAATCCGCCATGCGTCATAATCCAGTAGGCCGTGCTTCCTGCCCAATACCCGTTAATTTGATCGGTAAGGTTTTTGTGCAACTGCTCTCTAGCTAGTTCGATGTTGCCATTTGCCGGACCGACCCACGACTTGAATAGGTCAGTTATGATTTGATCCAGAAGTGTCATCGTTTCATATCCTGCGTTGTTGATGGCCAAATAATAACGCAATTTCGTTACTGTAGCGCAATGAATTTCGCGCCCGTTGCAAAAAAATCACCATAGCCCCATAATTGTTGCAGTTCATGAAACGTGGTTCAGACGATGCCAAATCCAAACTTGATGGCCTTTGACCGGCAATCCGCTCGCAGCATTGACGCTGACGGGCGCCTGCACATTTCCAAGACCAACATCAGCAAGGCGAACGTCTGCCCGTACTTCGGGCAAGAAATCCCAAACTGGCAGGAGCTGGGGCTGGAAGGCGACAAGGTTTATCGGCTGTACCGCGACCCAGAAGAGCTGGCCAAGGGCGCCAGCACGTTCAACAACCTGCCTATCCTCAACAAGCACATTCGCGTGACGGTTGAGAAGCCTGAAAAGGAAAGCATTGTCGGATCCATTGGATCGGATGTTTCTCTTGGCGACCCGTATCTGCAGGCCTCCCTCTGCGTTTGGGATGAGGCTGCAATCGCTGGCATCGAGGCCAAGAAGCAAATCGAGCTGTCCGCAGCCTACTACTACACCGCAGACATGACCCCCGGCACCGCGCCAGATGGCGAGGCATTCGACGGCGTGATGCGAGACATAAAAGGTAATCACCTGGCGCTTGTGGAGGCTGGCCGCGCCGGGCCAGATGTGTACGTGGCCGACTCCGATCCGTTCGTAAAGAACACCATTAAACCAAAGGAAACCCCCGCCATGAAAATGACCAAGCTGGGCAAAGCCCTGTTTGTTTCGCTTCGCGGCCTGTCCCCGAAAATCGCCCAGGACTCGGCCTTGCCGGCTCTGGTGGGGGAGGCTGAAAAGAAAACCTTTAAGAAGGCTGCCGCGCTGAAAGGCTTGCTTGCCATGGACTCCGAGATCGACGCTGAGAAGGCCGACGAGATCATTGACGCCGTGATCGGTGTTGAGGAGTCCCCGGAAGCTGTCGAGCTGGATCGCGAGCTGGGCCAAGACGAACCCGACCTGATGGGCTTCCTGGCTGGCAAGCTGTCGCCGGAAGACCTGGAAGCTGTCAAGGGCATGATGACCCCAGCCAAAGATGCCGAGCCCGGCATGAATCCGGAAGCCGTCGAAGAGAAGGTGACTGCCGCCATGGACTCCATGCGCGTCGAGTTCCGCCAGCTGGAGCAAGCCAAGGTCGATGTTCGCGCCGTTGTCGGTGACGTGATCGGCATGGACAGCGCCGAGGAAGTGTACCGCTTCGCCCTGGGCAAGATGGGTCACGACCACAAAGACATGCCGACAGCTGGCCTGCGCACCATGTTCAACGCAGTGAAAGACGTTAAAACCTCGCGCCCGGCGCCCCGCATTGCCGAGGATTCCGCCGCCACCGTGCAGCAATTCAATCTTGGCCGCTTCGGCCAGGCATAAGGAGCCTAAAAAATGGGTTTTCAAACTACCGTAAACCTCCAGCAGGCTCCTGCCGTCGCTGGTGATTTTGCCACTGCCAACCCCCGCGCATCCTTCCCGGCTGGCGAGGGCCAATATGTTGCCGCTGCTGCCGGTGTAACCGTTGGCCGATTCGCCTGGATCGACGCCGTTACCGGCCTGGTGTCCAACACTGGCACCGGCAAGCCCGATGGCTTCATCCACCGCGAACAGCAGGCGCTGATCTCCGTCTACCTGGCCGAAACCAGCAACGTTGTGCCGCAGGGCTTCCCTGTGACCGTCATGCGCACAGGCGACTACTGGGCAACCGCTACCGTGGCCGCCGCAGTGAAAGGCAATAAGGTGTTCGCCAAGCTGTCTGACGGCACCGTCCAGGCGGGCGCAGCTGGCGCAACCATCGCCGGTTTCATCGAGACCGATTTCGTTATCACCCAAGGCTGTGCTCTGAACGAGCTGGCTGTGATCACCCTGTAAGGAGCGGCAACCATGATTATCGACTTCAAAGAACTGGAGCGCCGCGCCGGTATCCACTTCATGGGCCAGCAGCCCATGGCGATGGATAACACGCTGAGCTACGATTTCAACCTTGCCATGGACGCTCAGCCCGGCCTGGTAACCGTCAGCAACTCCGGCATCCCGGCGTTCCTGACCACCTACATCGACCCGAAAATGATCGAGGTACTGGTTGCCCCGATCAAGGCAGCCGAGGCAGTCGGTTCCGAGGTGAAGAAAGGCGACTGGATCACCGAAACCGCCATGTTCCCGGTTGTGGAATCCACCGGCCAGACCGCTGCATATGGTGACTACAACAACTCCGGCTCCACCGGCGTGAACACCAACTTCCCGCAGCGCCAGAGCTTCCATTACCAGACCGTCTCCCAGTGGGGCGAGAAGGGGCTGGAGCGTGCAGGCGCCGCCCGTATCGACTGGGCAAGCCGTGTCGGGATCGCCTCCGTGCTGACCCTGAACAAGTTCCAGAACAAGACCTACCTCTTCGGTGTGGCTGGTTTGCAGAACTACGGCATGCTGAACGACCCAGCCCTGCCCGCCAACCTGACCCCTGGCACCAAGGCGGCAGGCGGCACCACCTGGTCCACCGTTGCTGGCAAGCCCAACGCAACCGCGCTGGAAGTGCTGGCGGACATCCAGGCCATGTTCTGGAACCTGCAAGTGCGCCTGAATGGCAACGTGGACACAGACAGCAAAATGACGCTGATCACCTCCCCGTCTGCCGCCGCAGCCAAGACCTTTGTCAACGATTTCGGCCTGAACGTTGAGGGCTACCTCAAGCAGGCGTATCCGAACCTGACCTGGAAAACCGTGCCGGAATACAAGACCGGTTCCGGCGAGCAGATCCAGCTGGTTGTTGACGAGATCGAAGGCCAGCGCACTTGGGACTGCTGCTTCACCGAGAAGATGCGCGCCCACCCGGTGGTTGTCGAGATGTCCGCCTTCAAGCAGAAGAAGAGCCAGGGCACCTGGGGCACCGTCCTGTACCGCCCTGCAGCCGTGCAGGGGATGCTCGGGGTCTGATGCCGTGCTAAGATGGGGGCGAAAGCCCCCTCTTTTGTTGGAGTTGATGATGATGAGTGACGAAGTGAAAAAGGTGCGCATTGCTACGGTTGAAGTGAAAGTGTCTGAACTCGATGAGTTCAAGGGTCTGATTAAGGCTCTCGGTGAAAACCTTGGCGCGCTACCAAAAGATGTGAAGGTGGCACTCAAGGAACTTATGCCGGATCTGGTTGTCGATGAAGGTGAATCCATTATTGGGTCTATTGCTTATCTCAACAGCGGTAGCTGCGCAATGACAGTCACCGGCATTATGGAAGATGACCGCCTTGAGCTGACATACTTCAAAGATGCTGGAGTGGTTGCTGAGCCGATTTTTGTTCCCTATCAATGCGTGTATTTGGCTGAGTGATGGGCACCGTAATCCAACCCAAGCTAACCCCTGGCGATGTGGTGCGCCTAAAGTCTGGATCGCCTAGCATGACAGTCGAGACTGTAGCGGGCAAACAAGCCATGTGTTCTTGGTTTGTTGACCAGATCCCGCACCACGAAACATTCAGTGAAGACGCGCTGACGATTGACGAAAAAGGATCCAAAAAATGAGCAAAGTTACTGTGGGCTGTCGCCTGCCGACCGGCATTATTCTGCGACTGGCAGATGGCCAGGGCAACGAAAAACAGGTTGAGCTGAAAGGCCAAAACGCCGACATGAACGGCGCGATCTTCATTCAACCGACCCACTGCGGATACACCGAAGTGGACAAGGATTTCTGGGATGCGTGGGTTGCCAAGCATGCTGACTTCCCCGCTGTCGCCAATGGCGCGATCTTCGCTGAGGCTACCGGATCCAAAACCCGATCCGCAGCCAAAGAGCGCGTGAAGGAAAAGACCGGCCTAGAGGGCGTTTCGACTGATGGCAATGGCGTGAAGAAGGTCGAGGACTAACCAATGGCGGCCGTCGTCTTTAACCCGGCTGCCTTCAAGGCGGCTTATCCAGAATTCGGCGCGGTGCCAGATGCCACGCTGAATGGTTATTTCGTGCGGTCGCAACTGTTTCTTGCCAACAAGGATTGCCCAGTGCAGGACGAGGCCAAGCGCCTGCTGCTGTTCTGGCTGTTGGTGGCGCACATAGCCCAATTGGCTGGGACACTGAACCCAGGCGGCATCCCCGGCCCTGTCGGGCGCACCTCCAGCGCCACCGAGGGCAGTGTCAGCGTCTCGCTTGAGTTCAACGCCACCATGGGCGCCAGCTGGTTTGTGCAGACCTCCTATGGGGCGCAGTTCTGGGCCGCAACCGCCTATCTGCGCTCATTCCGTTACGTGGCAAGGCCGACGAGGTATTGATATGCTTAAAAAAATGATTTCGATGCTGTCAAGAAAGGCAGAAGGAAAAACCATTGTGATCACGATCGGATCGCCGGTTGTGCTCAAGCAGGAGATAGTGGAATGCAGCGCCACGGTAAAGGAGCCGGCAAAGCGTTTCATTGACTTGGAAGCGCTTCGCCAAGTTGGTCGATGACATGGCAACCCTAACAGGCGGCGACAAGCTGGCCAAGATACTGGCTGATATCGGCGGCAAGGCGCAAGGCTCCGTCGATGTCGGCTTCATGTCTGGTGCCACCTATCCGGACGGAACACCGGTTGCTCAGGTGGCGTTCTGGAATGAGTTCGGCCACGGCGGACGCTTCCCAGCCCCTCCTCGCCCGTTCTTCCGTAACATGGTCAATGAAAAGTCGAGTGAATGGCCCAAGCGACTTGGCGACGCGATCAAGCATTACGATGGCGATGGGCGCAAGGCGCTTGCCTCAATGGGTGAAATGATAGGAGGAGACTTGGGGTCCAGCATCATAAGCACCAATGAACCAGCTCTATCAAAAACCACTCTCATGCTTCGCTCTATCTACGGCAATAACCCGCAAGAGATCCGAGCGCGTGACGTACTGGCAGCGCAAGAGCTTGTCGAAGAGGGGTTTCAAGGTGCTGGCGGAAGTCAGGCAAAGCCACTGGTATGGACTGGGCATATGCTGAATAGCATTACCTATCAGGTTGATGGCGGCGCAACTATAAAAGTTAAGGTAAATTATGGAAGGTGATGAATGAACCTGCGAGCCATAGCCAACGCAGCCGCGCAATCCATCAACCCAAACACGCCGGTTACCGTCAAGGTGTCCAGCGGTTACACTATCGACCCAGCCACGCGCCGCCAAGTGCCCGCCTACACCGTCGAGACCGGCCAAGCCAATATCCAGGCGCTGGACGGGAAAGACCTCAAGCAACTGGATGGCCTGAACATCCAGGGCACCATCCGCGCCGCCTACTTGTACGGCAACCTGGCTGGGGTGGTGCGCCCAGATAGCAAGGGCGGCGATCTGGTAGAGTTCAACAGCCAGAGCTGGCTGGTAGTCAAGGTGCTTGAGACTTGGCCGGACTGGTGCAAGGTGGCTATCGTTTACCAGGGAGCCGCATCATGAGCGCAATGCCAAGCATCACCATCGACAACGTGATCGCCGCGCTGGCGGATTTTCTGGAACCTCTGATGCCAGCCGGGACGCAGATAGTCCGAGCTCAAACAAACAGAGTGGCCATGCCCCCTCCGCCGTGCATTGTGCTGACCGAGATGATTGAGTCAGACCTGTCTACGACGAAAAATACCTACGACATAGTGACTGGCGCGAGCTTTCAGACCTCAACCCAAGTTAACGTCCAGATAGATTTCTATGACCCTCGATCTGGGGATATGTGCAAAACGACAAAGACCCTGCTGCGCAGCTCCTACGGCCCGGACAACTTCCCTGATGGAATTAAGCCGCTGTACTGCTCCGACGGTATTCAGGCCCCGCTCATTACCGGCGAGGAACAGTACGAGGCCCGTTGGACGATAACGGCCTCAATGCAGTACAATCCAGTCATCAACGTGGCTGCCGAGCAGTTCGATACCGTTGGTGAAACATCGGTGATCGCAGCCGATTTACTCAACCCCGTGTAAGGAGCAGGCGATGCCTATCCCCGTAAGTCAAATCGTGACGGTCAATCCCGCAGTGGTGGGGACAGGCGGCAATCCGCTTTCTCTGAACGCTGTGTTTTTGGATGATGGCCTTACCACCCCCGTTTCCAGTCTGCTGAGCTTCCCCGATCTGGATAGCGTCGGCAACTACTACGGATTCACATCCGAACAGTACAAGCTGGCCGGGTTCTATTTCAATGGCCCGGACAACAGCTTCAAAAAGCCCGGCACGCTGTTCTTTGGTGGCTATGCAGCCGCAGCTCGCGCCGCCTGGCTGTGTGGACAGGTGCTAGCGCTCACCCTGGAGCAGGTAAAGGCCATCACAGGCACACTGACGGTGACTATCGACGGCACAGCCTTCACTGATGCCAGTGTTGACCTGTCCACTGCTACCAGCTTCACCAATGCCGCCACCCTGCTGACCACCGGCTTGGCGCTGACCGGTTCCGCCGCTGTGACTTGGGACGCCACCGCCTCCCGCTTTGTTGTGACCTCCGGCACCACTGGCTCAACCTCAACCATCACCCAGGCAACCGGCACTGCCGCAGAGCCGCTGGGCCTGTCTGCTGGCATCCTGTCTCAGGGTGCGGATGCGGACACCCCTGCAACTGCCATGGCGCGCATCAAGGATCAGTCTTACAACTGGGCTACCTTCACCACCGTGTTTGAGTGTGACCTGGCCGAGCATGAAGGTTTTGCGCAGTGGGTCAACACCCAGAACAAGGGCTATGCCTACATCGCGTGGGACAATGATGCCGGTTACAAGACCACCAACAACGCTGCTGTGTTCGGCTCCATCGTGGACGCTTTGAACTACGATGGCACCCTGGTGATCTACGGTGATGCCGAGCATGCCGCCGCCGCTTGTGGCTGGGCTGGCTCTATCGACTGGCAGGCAGTGAATGGCCGCAGCACCCTGGCATTCCGTCAGTTCTCTGGTTTGTCTCCCATGGTTGCCAGCCTGGCTGATGCCGCCGCTGTGCTGTCCAACAATGCCAGTTACTACGGCGCCTACGTGGATCGCGGAGAGGGCAACGAATACAGCATCATGTACGACGGCCAGATGAATGGCTCCAGCTTCAAGTGGGCTGACTCTTTCATGTCTCAGCTGTACATGAATGCCCAGCTTCGCCTGGCCATCTTCAACGGCCTGCTGTCGGTGAACTCGGCCCCGTACAACGAGCTTGGAAGAACTTTGATTCGTTCCTGGTGCCAAGACCCGATTGATGAAGGCCTGAACAACGGAAGCATCCGCACCGGCGTGTCGCTGAGCAACTCTCAGAAAGCGACCATTGCCCAGCAGGCCGGTTTGGACATCAGCTCCGACCTGCAAAGCAAGGGATACTACCTGCAGATCCTGCCAGCAACTGCCCAGGTGCGCGGCCAACGCAAGAGCCCGCCAGTCAAGCTGTTCTACATGGACGGCGGCTCTATCCAGCAAATCACCCTGGCGTCAATCGCCGTACTTTAAGGAGAGACGACCATGGCTCGTACTATTACCAGCGCGGACAGCGTTTTCATCCTGAGTTCGGCAGACTTCGCGCTGGCTGCCACTCAGATCCAGGGCTACGCTGCCGACGCAGCGTTTGCCACTGACGAGGCGGACACGGCTGAGGTTGTGCTCGGGGTTGATGGTGTCATGTCTGCCGGCTGGGTGCCGCGAATGTATACCCAGACCATCACCCTGCAGGCTGACTCTGCCAGCATTGATCTCTTTGACGGTATCGTGCTGGCGCAGGATGCCAACCGCACCGTGTTCAGGCTTGGCGGTGTAATCACCCTGCCGGGCACCGAGCGGTCCTATACGCTTTCGCGTGGCGTCCTGAACCGGCACACCTCGATCCCGACTGCACAGCGCACCTTGCAACCCCGGACGTTTACGATTACGTGGGAAAGCATCTTGCCGACTCCACTGGTATAATCCCAAGGCGGCCAGATGGTCGCCTTGATTCTTTCTATGGCTGGCGCGTGCTGGCCAACAACTGACGATGAGATGAGACGATGAGACGCACCGAGACAGTAGAGATCACAGAAGGCCGTGACACTGGCAAGAAGTACCAGATCACCGAAATGTCAGCCGAGGCGGCTGAGTGGTGGGCGTTCCGGGCGCTGCAAGCAGTGGCGTCAAGTAACGTGGATCTGAATCTGCAGGCGCCGATGCGGGAGCTTGCCGTGCAGGGGATTAAGGCGCTGGCCGGGGTGACACCTGATATGGCGCGGCCACTTCTGGACGAAATGATGTCCTGTGTCCAGATCCTGGTTCCGGCCACCCAGAAGCCGCGCGCCCTGCTGGATGGTGACATCGAGGACGTGAAGACCCGCTTCATGCTGCGCAAGGCGGTGATGGAGCTTCACCTGGGTTTTTCTACCGGTGGCGAAGAGCAGATCTAACAGTCGCCGAGCAGGCTGGAGGAGCAGGGGTCGAGATGGCCCCTTATTCAAATACCCCCGGCATCATCGCCACCCTGGTTTCAGCACGGCTCGCCACTCTCCACGAATTGCAGACGATTTATGGCCCCTATGACGCCTATCGTATGCTTGAGATCCACCAGATTGACCAACTGAACACAGCCCGAGTGCGCACCGCTGGCGCAGCAGGGTAGGAGGCCGCATGGCAACAGTGATTGATAGCCTGATCGTGACCCTGGGGCTGGATAATAAAGACTTCCAGAAGGGCATGAAGGACACCGAGGAAGGGCTGTCCGACACCCGCAAAAAAACCGACCGGGTGGGCAAGCAGATCGCCGCATCTGGCAAGGACGCCGCCGAGTTCTTTGGCCAGATGCAGCGGTCTGCCATAAAGTTCTTTGCTGTTCTGACTGCTGGCAAGGGGCTGATCAACTTCACCCGCGATGTGGTAAGTACCGGCGCCAACCTCTACCGACTATCTCAAAATCTTGATATTTCCGCAGACACGCTTCATAGGTGGGGGAGGGCTGCTGATTTAAATGGCGGCAGCATGGAGGGCTTTCTCGGCACCCTGCAAAACTTGGGCAGTCAGGTAACTGAAATCTTCATGAAGGGTGATAGCGCGATCACCCCATACCTGCGCCAGCTGGGCGTCAGCGTCACTGATGCGGCTGGCAAGGCCAAGCCTCTGACGGACATCCTGGCTGATATTGCCGACGCCACCGAGAAGGCATTCCCCGCCCGGAATCAGCGTTACTCCTATCTCAAGCAGATGGGGTTTGATGAAGGAACTGTAAACCTTCTAGTGAAGGGAGGAAAAGAGCTGCGCAACGTCATAGCAGCTCAACAGGAATACAGCGATAAGGATAATAAAGCTGCTTTTGAGGCTGAGCAGACATGGATCAAGGCTCAGCAGAGGCTTGAGAAGCTAACCAGGGATTTGGTAATAAAAATACTACCATCACTTGAGCGTTTGATAGAAACATTTGTAAAGTTCGTAGAGGTCATCATCCCGCCATTGTCCAAGGCCGTTGAGATATTCGCTGAGCTGGACGAGAAAACGGACGGGTGGAGCACGGCGTTGTTGCTGGCACTGGCGACCCTGCGCCTGATTGGCGGGTCTGCGGTGATTGGCGGTCTGGCCAGTCTATCTGGCATCATTGCTGGCCTTGCCGCTGGCGCTGCGGCTCTGGCGGCCCCGCTTGGCTTCCTGCTGTACTCTGGCGGCCTGAGCAAGGGAGAAGATGAAGAGCTCCGCAAGCTGCAGGGCGACAACTACATGGGGCCTACCCTTGAGAACAAAGGCCCTGATATGTCAGGCGTCAACGACTCATCCCCAGCCAGAAGAAACCTTAATCCCGGAAACATTAATTTCGCCGGACAAAAAGGCGCAACAAAAAACGGTCGCTTTGCAAAGTTTGAGACTGTAGAAGCGGGCGTTGCCCAGATGTATAAGCAGCTTGCCAAGTATGAGCGGGAAGGTCGAAACACCATTGAGAAAATCATATCTAGATGGGCGCCTGAAAGCGAAAACGGAAGCGAGACAGAGGCGTACATTCGAGAGGTTTCAAAAAGAATGGGCATTGACCGCAATGCTCAAATATCAATGGCGAACCCATCCCAGGCCGCATCCCTCATTTCGGCAATGGCAAAGCAGGAATCTGGGTGGACCCTTACTGATAGGCAACTTTGGGGTGGTGTAGGCCAAGCTCACCCAATGACGCAGAGCGGCGCGATGAGCGGGATCAACATGGCACAGGGTGGGGGCGGCGGCAGTTCGTCGATTAGCATTGGGCAGATCACGATCAATACACAGGCCACCGATGCGCGGGGGCTTGCGTCTGGCCTGAAAGGGGAGGTTGTGCGGCAGTTTGATGCGGGGTTGAGGTGAGGGAAGGGGCCATTGACCCCTTATTCTATTTTTCCTGCAACCAGCCACCTAATGGCCGTGGCTGCGATTGCCGGGGCTCGCTGCTCACCCCGCTCCCACTTGCCGTATGTGTTGCGGTCGATGCCCAGGCGCTGAGCCATGGCGTTTACTGATAGGCCCAGCGACTGCCGGGCCTGCTTGATTTGTTCCGGTAGCATTGGTTAACCTTAAAATCAAAACAAGTCGTTAGCGAACGGGCCAGAATAGTGTGTTACATTTTTACGGGCCTTATCAGCTTTGGCGCTTATTTCGGAAGATCTCGACTTAAACCAATCAGAATCCATGCTGACGCCGTTTTCTCTGGCCTCTGCAAGCAATGCAGAATAACGGGTGTTTTCAAGAAGGTTAATCAAAGAGTCGATGCTTTTCATTTTGTTTATCTCCGTTTGGCTTGGCACCCTTGCCTCACCTGATGAAACCTATAATGCGCCTAACAGGAGCGCATTGCAATGGGTTTTTGTGTTTTTTTGAAATTCTCACCAGATACCCCGCCAGCGCCTTTTGTGCAATAATCCCAACAGCAAGCCGACAAGGCAAACCAAGGAGTCAACATGGCCGGAATACCTGGCTTCCCAGTCCTCAAGAGCGGCAAGATACCGGCGCCGATAACCAGCGTACTGAGCTCGGCCCTCGGGTCGCTGTGGTCTGCGCTGTTCCCGGGCGACAAGTGGGGCATCTTCGAGCTGGGCAAAGAGGATGGCCCGGTGATGGTGGATTCCATCGTGGAGATGGGCATCAACGGATCTGCCGAAGCGTCAAGCTACCCCATCGAGAGCGGCAGCTTCACCAGCTACAACAAAGTGCGCAATCCCGGTATGCTGATTTTGCGGGTCACGAAGGAGGGCCGCGCATCGACCCGCTCATACATCACCGACTGGCTGCAAGATAACCTGAATGCGCCCACCCAGTGGGATATCGTCATGCCGGAGAAGCGGTACAGCGGTTACACTCTGGTCGAGTATCGGATCCTGCGCGGGGCATCCAGTGGGGCCGGGATGATTGTCGCCGATCTGATGATGCAGGAGGTTCGAGGAAACCCGGCTGAATATTCAAATAGCAAGTACAATATAGCCGACCCGAACAACGTCCCGCCCACGCCCACCGCCCGGGTGCAACTTGGTGAGGTTATCGAGCCGGTTAAGGATATCCAGTGGGACTATCAAGTTACTGCGCCAACGGATACCTTTGGATCGTGAGGAGCTTATGGCAATAGAACAAATCCCCCTGCGCGCCGTGCCAGCCCAGACTGTGCAGGTGACGCTTGCCGGCCAGCCGGTGACGCTGTATCTGCGCCAGCTTGGAGGGCGCCAGTACCTGAGTGCTTCATGGGCGGGCCAAGTGCTGTGTGACACAGTGCTGATGGTGAACCGGTCGGCAATCCTTCGGGTGCCATACACCGGCTTTATCGGCGACATTGCGGTTAATGACACACAGGGCGATGACGCGCCCGACTACACAGGATGGGGCAGCCGGTGGCAACTTCTTTTCAACAGCGAGGCTTGAGGTTTACCTTCAAGATGCGCACGGGGTCATTCGCTGGCCCCGGCGAGCCGGACACCGTTGTCTATGAGGGGTTTCGCTCCTCTGTGCAGATAAACGCCCCGGGCGGGTGGCAGTTTGCCACGGCGCGGATCTCCATCAAGGGCCTGGCGCAGGACGTGATGAACCGCCTGACCATCATCAACTACGTCAACACCGAGCTGCAGCGCAACGAGGTGTTGGTCGAGGCTACCGGCCCAGATGGCAAATACAACACGCTTTTTCTTGGCACCATCGGCAGCGCCTATGCTGACTACATGGGCGCGCCGGATGTGTCGTTCATGATCGAGGCGTACCAGTCCCTGCAGTCTTCCGTTGACGCCAACCCGCCAACCTCATGGCCCGGGCCTCAGAAGGTTACAGCCATCGCCGGGGAGCTCTGCAAAAAGATCGGTCTTCCGCTGGAAAATAACGGCGTGGATGTCACCGTGTCGGATGCCTATCTGAGCGGGTCGTACCTGAACCAGCTGCGCACTCTGTGCGACATGGCCCGCTGCCAGTTGTGGGTTGAGCCATCCGAAGGCCTGATTGCCATAGCGCCAATCGGCACGCCGCGCAGCCAGGATCCGGTTGTGATGAATAGCGATCTTGGGCTGGTTGGATGGCCTACACCAACTCACCTTGGGGTGGATTTCATGTGTCTGTACGACCCTGGCATTTACCGGGGGCGCCAGATAAAGCTGGAGACCAGCGTAACCCCGTGCGCCGGAGATTGGTACGTCCGCAGCGTGGCCGTAAACCTCGACTGCGAGACCCCTGGCGGAGCTTGGTTCATGTACGTGAATGCGAATGCGATCAGCCAGTTTGTGAGGACGCGGTAATATGGCCGAGACTAACAACCCCCTGGCCCTCCCGTCAGATTTCGACAGCGAGCAGAACGGCCTCAACTTTGCCATCCAGCAGGCCATGCTCAAACTGCAAACGGCCCTCCCTGTGCGGGTGATGGCGGTTCGCAACGCAGGGCTGGCGCCGGTGGGACAGGTGGACATCACCGTGCTGGTGGACATGGTGGACGGCCAGGGCAACACGGTGCAGCACGGCACGATCAGCAACGTGCCATATTTCCGCCTGCAGGGCAGCACCAATGCGGTGATCGTGGACCCCTCCCCGGGTGACATTGGCATGGCTTGCTTCTGCTCCCGTGACATCTCGGCGGTGAAGTCGGTAAAGGATGCCGCGCCTCCCGGCAGCTGGCGATCACATGATTTCAGTGACGCGCTCTATCTGGGCGGGTTCCTCAATGGCACCCCGACCAGCTACGTCCAGATCACCGAAGGCGGGATTTTGGTTCACAACACATCCGGTGTTAAACTGGGTAACACTGGCGCCGATGTGCGCAAACTGGTAGACGAGCGTTTTGTTGAGCTGTTCAACAGCCACACTCACGGTGGTGGCCCAGCTCCCAGCCAAGAGATGACGGCGGCTCACCTCACCACACTGACGAAGGCGAACTGATGGACACGATTTTTCTGAATCCGACGACGTGGGATCTGGATGTTGATGCGTCCGGTGGGATTGCTCTATCTTCGTCGGCCTACTCTGTGGCGCAGGACGTGGCCAGCCAGTCGCTACTGTGGCGCGGCGAGGCCCCCTACAACACCGACGACGGCATCCCCTACGAGCAATCGGTTCTTGGTCAGCGACCGGCACAGGCCACTCTGGCGGCGTGGTATCAGCAAGAGGCCCTGCGCGTCCCTGATGTGGCGTCTGCCACGCCTGTGCTCATCTATGACCAGGCCCGAGGAGTTACCGGGCAGATTCAAGTCACCTTGACAGACGGGACCCAAATCAATGTCTAGGCTAGTGCACGGATTTGGGGTGAATGACGCCGACTATGCCGTTAAGCCAAGGGTCAACGGGAAGCAGGTTGCTTGCCCGGCCTACCGCACCTGGGCAAACATGATTCAGCGCGCTTACAACCCCAAAGAGCAAGAGAAATATCCAACCTATATCGGCGTGAAGGTATGCGAGGAGTGGCGTCATTTCATGGCGTTTAGAAGCTGGTGGTTGGCCAACAACGTACCTGGATGGCACCTGGACAAGGATCTGATTGGAAACAGAAAGCTGTATTCGCCCCACACCTGCATCTTCGTGCCAGATTGGCTCAACAACTTCACCATCGACAGCGGGGCATCCAGGGGGGAATGGCCGATTGGTGTCAGCTGGCACAAATTGAGAGGGAGATTCCAGGCCAACTGCCGCCACCCATTTGGCAGACAGGAGCATCTGGGGCTATTTGATTGCCCTGAGCATGCTCACTTGGCATGGCTGGTGCGCAAGCTTGAAATTGCAGCCGAGATCAAACCACAGATGGATGAAATAGACATTCGCATATACCCCCGTGTGGTTGATACAATCAGGAACGCAAGCTAGCCCGTCATAATTAGGACCGGCCAGAATTTGAGAGGAAAAATAGAATGTCCATGGTGCCCAAGCTCACGATTACCTATCAAGGCATCACCGTGCCGCAGGCTACGGCCATTCGTGCCGGGGTGCTCACTGACTACAATGTGGCATTCGGTGGCAATCTCAACGTTACCAGCAGCGCCACGCCGCAGGCCCACCTTGCCGACAACTTGACTCAGAACATCACGGACGCAAACTCCGCTGTGGCGGCAGTGATCGCCGGAGTGGACCCGGCAACCAGTGAGGGGCGCTTTCAAGACGCCATCGGGCGGATCTACTTCCTGACCCGAAAAGGTGCCACTGCCTCCGTGGTGCTCGCCACGGTAACTGGCCAGCCAGGGGCGATACTGTCGGCCGGTGCTCTGGCTCGCGACGTGAACGGCCTATACTGGGCTTCCAGCGGCTCGGTCACATTCCCGATTGGCGGCGTCGCTACGGTCGAATTTGCGTGCACCACCCCCGGCCCCGTCCAACTCGGGATCGGGGAGTTGAATAGGATCGCGCAGGCCTCGCCTGGCTGGGACGCCATCAACAACACCGGCGCCGCAGTGACTGGCACCAATGTCGAATCGCGAGCGGAATTCGAGGCACGTCGCTTTGCGTCTGTGGCCAAGAACGCCCACGGGTCGGCGGCGGCCATCCGGGGCTCGGTGTGGGACGTGCCGGGGGTCATTGATGTCTACGCCTATGATAATTTTACAGACTCCCCGGTTGCAGTTGGCCCAACTGCGTTCGAGATCCCGGCCCACTGCGTGTACGTTGCCGTGGTTGGCGGAACAGATGAAGATGTGGGGATGGCTATCTACAAGAAGAAGGACGGTGGGTGCAACCTCACTGGAAACACCTCGATCGTGGTTGAAGATAGCGAAAGCGGAGTGGCCTTTCCATATCCTACATACACCATATCTTGGGAGCGGCCTGCATCACTGCCAATAAAGTTCTCGGTCAGCCTGAGAAGCAGCCCGACGCTACCTGCAAACATAACCGATCTGGTCAAGCAGTCGGTGGTGGAGACATTCAACGGGCTCAACGGATTCCAAAGGGCTCGTATAGGCAGCGAGATATTTGCATCAAACTACTATGGGCCTATCGCTCAGATCTCTTCATCGGTGCAGGTTCTTTCCGTTAAGGTCGGAACCGTGACAGCCACACTGGATACCGTTGAGGTAGGGATAGACCAAGCACCAACGGTCAGCATGTCAGACATTGAGGTTAACTTGGTATGATCTCCATGCGCCAGTACGCTGCATCACCGCGGATAAAGCAGCTGATTAGCTATCACGCTGAGTATTTTTCAGCGACGTGGGTGGATGAGTTTTACAACGTGGTGTGGAACGTCGATACCGCGCAGGGGTTCGGGCTGGACATCTGGGGTCGGATTGTTGGTCTCGAGGGCGGGAGATATCTTCAGGTTGATGCCGGATTCTACCTTGGGTTCTACAGCGAAACCCCGCCAGCGTGGGGGACGTTCAATAACGGCACCCTGTTCAACGGAAAGAGGGACACTAGCACATTCAAGCTGGAAGATCCTGCATTTAGGTTGCTCATACTTGCCAAGGCGCTAACCAACATATCAGATTGCACCGTTCCTAGCTTGAACCGCATGCTGCAGGAGCTTTTCCCTGGCCGAGGAAGGTGCTGGGTCAATGACTTGCAAGGCATGGAGATCCGTTACACATTCGAGTTTGAGCTTCTGCCGTGGGAGAAGTCGATTATCAACTCTGACTCCCTGCCACGGCCTGGCGGGGTTTTGGTGAGCGTGGCAGAAACACCTCTGGAAACTCTGGGTTTTTCTGAGGCTCAATCTCCAGGTGGATATGATTACGACCCGTTTGATCAGGGTGTATTTTACAATGCTTAATAACGAAATCGGAGGGCCAAATGCCTATTTCTGAACCAGAAAAATACACCACATTGTGGTCACAGAGCGGGGTTCGCTTTGACATTCCACCAGCCGCCGATCCAGTGACTGGGAAAGCCGGGTTTGATCTCGGGTTCTCGTCGATCAACATGGCATCGGAGGCGGCCGGAGGAATCCCGCCATGGGGGCAGGATTTCAATGGAATCCTGTTCAGCATAACCAGAGCGATACAGTACATTCAGTCTGGTGCTTTGCCGACATTTAGCTCTGATTTTTCTACTGCAATATCTGGGTATAAAAAAGGTGCGGTGCTGATAGGGGTTGATGGAGTCACTGTGTGGCAAAGTGAGATTGATTGGAATACAACAGATCCGGACTCTCCCTCTGCCGCAGGCTGGGTAAACCTCCCGTTAAAATACCTCCCAAAAAGATCATTCACTGGCACGGACTCCATCAGGATCCCGAATGTTGATGGTGGCCTGATACTTAAATGGGGATCTTCATTATGTACCAATGTTGGTGTCACTAACGTAATCTTCCCAGAGCCATTCCCGAATGCAGTGTTGCAGGTTATAGGTATAGGAACTCAGGAAAACGTATCCCTCCAGGCTTACGCTTGCGTGAGCGCCAAAAACATCTCCGGGTTTACGTGGAGCGCATTTACCGCAATAAGCGGGGCGCCCCCATCACAGGCGACCCAGTTCGGGGCTGTTGGGATTAATTATCTGGCGATAGGGTACTAACTTATCGCCAGGCTAGCCGTTAGTTAATGAAAAAATGGATGGGGAAAATGAGCATATCAGAACCAAGCAAAATTACAGTTCCGTTCGCGGAAAGCGGGATTAAAAACGCCATCCCTCAAGAGGCGAACAACGCCACTGGAAAGGCTGGTTTCGACAAGGGATTCCCAGGGCGGACCATGCTGCCAAAGGCATCTGGTGGCATCCCTCCATCAGGGATGGACTTCAACGGGATCCTTTACGACATCACATCAGCAATCCGCTACATGCAGGCAGGCGGGATCCCGTCTTATGACGCAGCATTTGCTGCTGCCATATCCGGCTACGCCAAAGGGGCTGTGCTGATTGGCGGGGACGGCGTTACGCTGTATCAAAACACTGTCGATGGCAACGCGACGGATCCCAATTCTGGCGGCGCTGGTTGGATCGCTGGCGGGTCATCAGGCTATCCAGTCGGTGCCCCGATCCCGTGGCCTACCGCTGTCCCACCCGCCGGATTCATTGCCATGACTGGCCAGTCATTCAGCGCTGCAACTTATCTCAAGCTGGCACAGGCTTACCCGTCGTTGGTGCTACCTGATATGCGTGCCGAGTTCATCCGTGGCTGGGATAATGCTCGCGGAGTTGATACAGGTCGGGTGATACTTAGTGCGCAGGGTGATGCAATTCGGAATATTACGGGTAAGTTAACAAACGTATACACCGAAAACCCTAATATTACGGTAGGGGCTTTGTCGTTTGCTGGGTCTGGCTCCGCATCGCTTGGTACTGGCGGGACCACTGTGCTGTTTAGAAACGCTCTCTTAAACGCCTCGGCTGTTGTGCCAACAGCCGCTGATAACCGGCCACGCAATATCGCATACAATTACATAGTGAGAGCAGCATGATGAACGAACCGCGCGTTGTATGGGGTGAAGATGGTTTTGCCTCAGTCAGTGGATGGGCTTTTGCTCATTGCGTCAATCAAACCACTGGAGAACTCCTGTTCTCACAGGATATTTGGGTGGTGGTAGGAACTGGGCTTCCTGCAGGTGCTTTTTTGGAAAACCCTCCCCTTGTGGAGGATGGCATGGCCATAGTTCGCCATGATGGTGCGTGGGTATTGGTTGAAGATTTGCGTGGAACGACTGCATATAATAAACAAACCAAGCAGTCCGAAGTTATTAATTCGCTGGGATCTTTGCCGCTTGAACTTACCTTGGTTGCTCCTTCTTCACATTTTGATGTCTGGAATGAAGATGCTCAGTGCTGGGTTACGGATTCACACTCAGAGCAAGACTGGCTCACTCAACAAGCAACCTATCAGCGGTCTGTTTTGCTTGGCGAGGCAAGCAATGAAATTGCAGCGTTGCTTGATGCTCTTGACCCTGAGGTAACTTCTGATCCTGATGATGCTATTCAGACTACGCTGCTTGAGTGGAAGCAGTATCGGGCCGCTATCGCTGTTATCGACTGCGCAACTCACCCAGTTCAGTGGCCACAAAGGCCATGACAAAAGGGCCCTTTCGGGCCCTTCTCATTTGTTGCGCATCATGTCCTTGTTGGCGCTGGCCCTGGTTGATCCTACCCAGTAAACCACACAGCTCGCCAGCAGGCCTGATACTTGGCA